CATTACCTCAAGCGCCAGACAAAATTGCTGGTCAAGAATTAAATAAAGAAGATCAGGTGTTTATTAAGACACTAAAACCATCTTCGCTAAATAAAATTAAAACAATATATGATTTTAAAATACTTCCAGACGATTTTAAAGAACAGTACTACGACTATATTGATAACGAGTTTAGTCGGAGGTCTGATGGTTATTGGTTCATGTGCAACGAAACCCCATGTTATATTACAGGGTCACACTATATATACCTCAACTGGACAAAAATCGACGTGGGATCACCAGACTTTAGACAAGCGAATAAAATATTCTACTATTTCTGGGAGGCGTGCAAAGCTGATTCGAGAAGTTATGGAATGTGCTACCTCAAGAACAGACGGTCTGGTTTCTCCTTTATGGGAAGCTCAGAGGTTGTTAATCAAGCTACGGTCTCCAGAGATTCAAGATTCGGAATTTTATCTAAATCTGGATCAGATGCAAAGAAGATGTTCACAGATAAAGTTGTACCAATATCGGCAAATTATCCGTTCTTCTTTAAACCAATACAGGACGGAATGGAACGTCCCAAAACAGAATTATCATACAAGACCCCATCAAGAAGACTTACCAGAAGCACCATTAATGAGGCCTCTACGGAAACACAAAAAGGACTTGACACAACAATCGACTGGAAGAACACAGGGGACAACTCGTATGATGGAGAAAAACTAAGATTACTTGTTCACGACGAATCTGGTAAATGGGAGAAACCTGATAACATACTTAATAACTGGAGAGTTACGAAAACGTGTCTCAGACTTGGAGCTAAAATAGTTGGTAAGTGCATGATGGGTTCTACATCAAATGCTTTAGATAAGGGTGGTGAGAATTTTAAAAAATTATATTATGACTCAAACGTTACGAAGCGAAATCGCAATGGGCAGACTGCTAGTGGATTATACGCTTTGTTCATACCTATGGAATGGAATTACGAGGGATTCATTGATAAATATGGATACCCTGTATTTGATACTCCAGAAGCTCCAGTCGAAGGAGTCGATGGGGAGCCTATCAATTATGGAGTTATCGAGCATTGGGAGAATGAAGCAGATGGGCTTAAAGGAAACAATGATGGACTTAATGAATTCTACAGACAGTTTCCAAGATATGAGAAACACGCCTTTAGAGATGAAATAGAAAAGTCTTTATTTAATCTAAATAAAATATACGAACAAATAGATTTCAACGAAGAAATGGTTATGCAAGGTTATGTAACTCGAGGATCATTTAGTTGGAAGAATGGAGTGAAAGATTCTGAAGTAGAGTTTCACCCAAATAAAACTGGAAGATTTAAATTATCTTGGATACCTCCAGTTAGTATGCAAAACAATATAATTGTTAAAAATGGAATTAAATATCCGGGTAATCAAGATTTAGGAGCTTTTGGTTGTGATAGTTATGATATATCTGGAACAACCGACGGTAGTGGTTCAAACGGAGCATTGCATGGATTAACTACATTCAATATGTTATCTGAAGTGCCATCTAGTCAATTCTTCTTAGAATACGTAGCTAGGCCGCAAACTGCTGAGATATTTTTTGAAGACGTTCTTATGGCGATGATATTTTACGGAATGCCAATACTAGCGGAAAACAATAAACCTAGATTATTATATCATATTAAAAGAAGAGGCTATAGAGGTTATTCAATGAATAGGCCAGATAAGTCTAGAAATAAGCTTTCTGTAACAGAAAAAGAATTAGGTGGTATACCTAACTCTTCAGAAGATATAAGGCAAGCTCATGCAGCTGCAATTGAAAGTTATATTGAAAACCACGTAGGCATCAAAGAGGATGGCGCTTGTGGTAGAATGTACTTTCAAAGAACGCTTGAAGACTGGTCAAAGTTTGATATTAATAAAAGAACTAAGTTTGATGCCTCTATAAGTTCTGGACTAGCTATTATGGCTTGTCAAAGACACTTATACGCATCTAAAAGTACACGCGAAATTAAAAAAATAGATTTTGGGTTTTCGAAATACAACAACGCAGGATCAAATAGTAAAATAATACAATAGAAAATGGCAGAAGCTACAGGACAAGTTACCCAATTTCCCAGCCAATCGGTTGATGACGCTACGAAAAATAGCAAATCATACGGAATGGAAGTGGCACAAGGTATCCAAAACGAATGGTTTAGAAAAAACTCTGGATCGGGTAGGTTCACTCAGAATCAACGTGATTTTCACAAATTAAGATTGTATGCTAGAGGTGAGCAATCAACTCAAAAATATAAAGATGAATTTTCAATTAACGGGGATTTATCATATCTTAATTTAGATTGGAAGCCGGTTCCAATTATACCTAAATTTGTAGATATAGTTGTTAATGGAATGCAAGATCGTTTGTTTACGATTAAGGCTATAGCTCAAGATCACACGTCAATAAAAGAGAGGACTAATTTTGCAGAAATGCTCTTGGAGGACATGAACACTAAAGAGCTTGCTACGCAAATAGAAGATTCTTTAGGTGTAAATGTTAGAAACGTTAAGCCTGAAGATTTACCTGCAAATAATGAAGAGTTAGAACTTCATATGCAATTAAACTATAAGCAGTCTTGCGAAATAGCTATTGAGCAGGCTGTAGATAACGTTTTTAAAAATAACAGTTATCCCGATTTAAAAAAGAGATTAGATTATGACCAAGCTGTATTGGGAATTGCCGCCGCTAAACACTCTTTTAATAATACAGACGGGGTAAAGCTTAGTTACGTTGATCCTGCTAATTTGGTTTATTCATACACAGAAGATCCTAATTTTGAAGATGTTTATTATTTTGGAGAAATAAAGCAAATTAAAAGTAATGAACTTAAAAAACAATTTCCAGACTTATCTGACGAAGAGTTTAATGACACTATAAAAAAATCAAGTAATTATAATAATTATGATTACACTACTAATGATAGTGCCGATAGTTCAGACTCTAACACATTAACTGTATTATATTTTAATTGGAAAACTTGGGAAAAAAGCGTTTATAAAATAAAAGAAACCTCTACAGGAGCTAACAAGGCTATTAAAAAAGATGACACTTTTAATCCTCCTAAAGATCAAAGAGCTAGATTTGAAAAAGTAGCTCAGTCTAGAGAAGTGGTATACGAGGGTGTTATGGTTTTAGGGGCTGACAAGCTGTTAAAGTGGGAAAAAGCTTCTAATATGGTTCGTCCTGATTCTAACTTTAATAAAGTTATGATGAATTATATTGTTAGTGCTCCAAGAATGTATAAAGGCAAGATAGAAAGCTTAGTTGGCAGAATGGTAACTTATGCTGACCTTATACAGCTTACGCACTTGAAGTTACAGCAAACAATTCAAAGAATGACGCCGTCAGGAGTTTATCTAGACGCTGATGGGCTTGCAGAAATTGATTTAGGTAACGGGAGTAATTACAATCCGCAAGAAGCACTTAACATGTACTTCCAAACAGGTTCTGTAATAGGTAGGTCTATGACTGTAGACGGTGAAATGAATCCTGGGAAAGTTCCAATACAGGAACTACCTGGTGGTGGTGGGCAGCAAACGCAATTATTGATACAAGCATATAATTACTATTTGCAAATGATGCGTGATGTTACCGGTCTTAACGAAGCACGTGATGGAAGCGACCCCGATCCTTATGCTTTAGTAGGCGTTCAAAAATTAGCAGCTGCGAATTCTAATACAGCTACAAGACATATATTACATAGTTCTTTGTATATAACCGCGCAATTAGCGGAAGCAATTTCAATAAGAATTAAAGATATTTTAGAATTCCATCCTGCTAAAAATAGTTTAGTTAGCTCGATTGGTAGGTTTAGCGTAGGTGCACTAAAAGAGCTTTCGGAATTGTATATGCACGAATACGGTATATTTATAGAAATAGATCCAGACCAAGACGAAAAACAACTTGTAGAAAACAACATACAAACAGCTTTATCTAGAGACCAAATTGAACTTGAGGATGTTATTGATATTAGACAAATAAAAAATATAAAACTAGCTAATCAGCTTTTAAAATATAGAAAATCTAAAAAAGTACAATTAGATCAACAAAGAGCAGAAAGAAACATTGCAGCACAATCAGAAGCTAATGCCCGCGCAGCTCAAGCAGCTGAAATGGCAAAAGCACAAGCTGAAAGTATAAAAGCTGAATCAAAAATAAAAGTTGTTCAAGCTCAAACTGAATATGAAACAAAAAAATTAATTAGCGAAGCCGATGTTAAAAAGAATTTAATGCTTTATGAATTTGAACTAAATTTAAAGCTAAAAAAAATGGAGTTAGATGCTAAAAAAGAAATTGATTTACAAAAGCCGCCATCTAATCCAAAGCCTAGAAAAGGGTTTGAGTCTAGTGGGAATGACGTGCTAGGCGGTATCGACCTTAGTGGTTTTGAACCACGATAAAATTATTAACTATTATATATTATTAAATTATGAGTGAATGGAAAATTAAAGGTGCTGTTGAGGGTGAAGAAACTAAATCAGCGCAAGAACAAGAACAAGCTGTACTTGATAAAGCTGTAGAAAAAGGTGATATTGCCCCAGAAGCAGCAGGCAAAGAAACAGATGATGTGCCTAAGATTAATTTAGACGAATTAAATAACCCAAAAGACGCCGTTCAAGAGTCAAAAACAGAGAAGGTTTCTGTAGAAGATGAAACCGAAGATAGCAAAGAGGTGGTCGAAGAAGTACAAGAGCAAGCTGAACCCGAAGAAAAAAATTCGCCGCTAGAGCTCATTACTGAAGAAGAGGTTATAGAGGTAAAATCAGAAAAGCCTAAAGTTGATGAAAACGCAGCTAAGGTTAATGAACAACCCAAACAGCCGCAAGTTGAATTGCCAGAAAACGTTGATAAGCTTTTAACGTTTATGGAAGAAACTGGAGGTACCTTAGAGGACTACGTTAATTTAAACCGCGATATTGCAGCCTACGATGATGGCCAAATACTGCGAGAGTATTATAAACAAGCAAAACCTTGGGACCGTCAAGATATTGATGAATACATGGAAGACCAGTTTTCATTTGATGATGATGATGATCCAAGAGAAATACGCTCAAAGAAAAGAGCATTTAAAGAAGAATTATTTAATGCAAGAAAGTTCTTAGAAGGAAACAAAGAGAAATATTATGCTGATCTCAAGTTGAGAAAGCAACAAAATATTCCTCAGGAGTACCAAGAGGCTTTTGCGTATTATAATGAATATCAACAAGGGGTTGAATTGAATAAACAACAAACTGAGGCTTTTTTACAAAAAACAGATAATGTATTTGGTGAAAACTTTAAAGGTTTTGATTTCCAAGTTGGAGACAATAAATACCGATATAAAGTTAACAACGTTGCGGATACAAAAACGCAACAATCAGACATTAACAATTTTGTTTCAAAGTTTATAGGTGAAGATGGACAGCTTAGTGACGCTAAGGAATACCACAAAGCTTTATTTACAGCAAGAAACGCTGATAAATTAGCAGAACATTTTTATGAGCAAGGCCGTGCCGATGCTCTTCGCAACTCTGCAAGAGAAGCTAAAAATATTAATATGGATCCTAGAAAAGAAGGCGTTATTAAAACCAGCACCGGACAAAAGTTTAAAGTTGTAACAGGAGATTCGAGTTCTAAATTGAGAATGAAACTAAAACAATAACTTAAAAATTTATTACAATGGCTTTAACAACTGGCATTGAAAACTTACAACCCTCACAAACTAAAGGGTCTTTATTTCAAAACAATTACATTACAGACTTTGATTTTACAAAGCAATTTTTACCTGATGTATACGAAAAAGAAGCTGAGATTTACGGAAACCGTTCTATCTCTTCTTTCTTACGTATGGTATCAGCTGAAATGCCTTCTACATCTGACGAAATTCGTTGGGTAGAGCAAGGGCGTTTACACACACGTTACGAAGATATTGCTATTAACACTACCACCAATGTATTCACCGTTACTTTACCAACTGGTGTAGACACAGCTTCTGCTCCTGCTATTCGTGTGGGGCAAACAATTATGGTACAAGGTGTTACTGCTGCTAACGCTCCTGTTGGAATAGTACTCAAAGGTGTTGTTACTGTAGCAGGCGCTAATACAGCTACATCTGAAGGAACTTTCACAGCTGTATGTTATACTGCTGCTGACTGGACTGGATTAACTCTAACTAACGGAGCTACTGCTGTAGTTTACGGTTCTGAGTTTGCTAAAGGTTCTGCTGGAATGACCGGATCTATTGATGCTGACTACAGCTCTTACACCAACAAACCAATTATCTTAAAAGATAACTACCAAATCAACGGATCTGACACTGCTCAGATTGGATGGATTGAAGTAACTTCTGAGAACGGAGCTTCTGGATACCTATGGTACTTGAAGTCTGAGCACGAAACTCGCTTACGATTTGAAGACTACCTAGAAATGTCTATGGTTGAATCTGTTAAGAAGGGAGCTGGATCTACTTTAGGCGCTGGCTACACTGGTTCTGAAGGATTCTTTGCGGCTTTAGAAGCTCGTGGAAATGTATTTGAAGATTTATCTTCTGATGCTGATCTTTCTGACTTTGACGTTATCTTAAAGCAATTAGATAAAAATGGTTCAATTGAAGAGAACATGATTTACGCTAATCGTGCATTATCTCTATCTATTGATGATGGATTAGCTGCTAAAAATTCTTATGGTGCTGGTGGAACTTCTTACGGAGTATTCAACAACTCTGAGGATATGGCACTAAACTTAGGCTTCTCTGGTTTCCGTCGTGGATCTTATGACTTTTATAAGACTGACTGGAAATACTTAAACGACTTTGCTACAAGAGGTGGTTTTGGAGATGTTGAAGGAGCAATCATTCCTGCTGGTACTTCTACTGTGTACGATCAAGACCTTGGTAAAAACATCAAGCGTCCATTCTTGCACGTACGTTACCGTTCATCTGAAACAGATGATAGAAAAATGAAAACTTGGATTACTGGATCTGTTGGAGGAGCTTACACTTCTGACGTTGACGAAATGAAAGTTAATTTCTTATCTGAAAGATGTTTGATTACACAAGGAGCTAATAACTTCTTCTTATTGAAAAAAGCTTAATAGCTTATAATTAATAGCCTCCGTTTCGGCGGAGGTTATTTTATTTTATTAAATTATATTATGAAAAATTGGGAAATTAAAGACAGAACATATGTCTTAAAGAACGGAATGTCTCCGTTAACTTATAAAATTAAAAGTTCAAACATTCTTTGGTTTGATGAAAAAGCAGGGGTTAATAAAGAAATTCGATATGCTACTAACCAAAGATCACTATTTGTAGAAGAGCAAGATGGGTTTGCTAAAATGGAGCATATTATATTTTCGGATGGTTCTCTTTTTGTACCTAGAAATCAGCCTTTGTTACAACAACTTTTATCTATTTATCATCCAGGTAAAGATATTAAGTTTGAAGAAGTTGATTATGCTAAAGAAGCGGTGGATGACATTGATATGATTGAACTGGAACTGGAAGCTTTAAAGCTAGTTCAAGAGTTAGACATTGAGCATTTAGAAGCTATACTGAGAACAGAGATAGGTTCTGATGTTATTAACATGTCCTCAAAAGAAATTAAGCGTGATTGTTATTTGTTTGCTAGAAGCGAACCAAAACTATTTATAGATGTTGCTAATGATGAAGATATTAAACTTCGTAATTTAGCCAATCGATGCGTAGAAGCCAGTATCGTTAAACTAACAGACGACAACACAGTATTTAAATGGGCAACTAATAGTAAGAAAATTATGACAGTGCCATTTGATGAACACCCATATGCAGCGTTTGCACGATTCTTAAAAACAGATGAAGGCGTAGACGTTATGAAAGCTATTGAAAAGAAACTTTCATAAAACAATAGGTTATGATTATTCGGTTAATCATAACCAACTAATAAATAAATAAAACTAATGGTAAGCATAGACAACGTTTATAAAACAGTACTAAACATACTGAATAAGGAAAATAGAGGTTACATAGTACCAAGAGAGTTCAATACTCTAGCTACACAAGCTCAGAATGAAATTTTTGAGGGTTACTTTTCTTTTAGAAACTATGTTGTTTCTAATGATTCTGATTATTCAGATATAAAGAAAAACGTAGAAGAGAAAATAGCTTTATTTGAGAACGAGGAAACAATAAGTGCGGGTACTTTTACCAATGCGGAAGGTAATACAACTTCTAGTTATTATGCTTACCCCAGCAATTTTTATAGACTAGGCTCTGTAGCTGCTAATGCTATACACGTAGAAGAAAT